GTTAGACGACGTTACCGGCTGAATGTAAGCGCTGCCTTCGGCGAAGTCAGCCTGCGATGCAGCGCCGGTTGCTTCTAATGTACCAGCTACGATTTTTGGCACATCCTTGTATCTTGGCATATCGTAATATCCAAATGGAAGCAATGTTTCCATTCCTGTTGCACCAGCGGCGACGTCGGGGTTAACATCGACGTACACGTACTTGGATTGGTTAGGGTATTGGCCGTATCGCTTGTAGCGACGCTCACCTTCATCCCAACTTAAGTATTGATCACCAATCTTGCGACCAATGTAATTTGGAGAAGCTGGATCCAAGGAACACTCATCAAAGCGCTCGAGGATTTGCATGGCGTTGTCTGTATCTGACATCGAGCGCACAATAACCGAGAATGTTCCATAGTCAGTAGTGCTACTGTTGGACTGTCGAACGTTTGAAATAGAGATTTTTGCGTTTCTACTCAACCATGCACCGTGTCCGCGACCAATAAGTCTGAACAGTTTAACTGTGCTGGTGAGAGGGTTGTAGTCGGCGGCCTCACCAGTATCTTGGCTGATGAACCAGCCTGCAACTGCTTCGCGAGCTTGGGCGTTAGAGCCTAGACGGTTAGCGGGGGTCGACGTGTTAGTACCTTTTAACGCGATTGGAACAACTGCACCATAGAAATTCTGAGATAAGTTTCCTGAGAAAATATCTCTAATGTGCTGGTCGTATGTCTCACCTAACCAGTGCATGTCGGCGCCATTGGGTGGCGTGGGGTAGAAGTTTCCTGAAATGAATAGCTGCGGGTTTGTGT